GAGCTTGACGATCTGCGCAAAGCAAAAGAGCAAGTTGAGGAAGAGCGCAATCTTGAGCGTCAAAAGCGCCGCGAAAGCAAGCTTGAACAGCTTGTGACCGATGAGCTTGCAAAAGCTGAGTGCCGCCGTCCGCAGCACCTCTTCAAGTTGATGAAAGAAAATTTCCGTCTGCTCGAAGATGAAAGCACTGTCGTGTACGGAACCGAGCAAGATCCCGTTGCACTGCGCGATGCTGTAATTCGCCTGCGCGACGATGAAGAGTATTCCCCGTACTTCATGGGCAGCGGCGCAACCGGTTCGGGCATGACAACCACCCGTGCCGCCACTCCGTCTTACACGAACAACCCATTCGCCTCGGGCAGTGTTAATGCAACGAAAGTTGCTGAGCTGATGCAAAAAGATCCCGATAAAGCTCGTCGCCTCATGAACGAAGCACGTCTTGCGGGCAAGCTCGATCCCGTTATGGCACGCGCCTTCAGCTGATATAGAATCAGCAAGTGGTTGAAGCTCTCTACCTCCCGTAAGGGGGGTATTTTTTTGCCCGCTATTCTGCTAGCAGATTCCCGCGTGACATGGCGATCCCCGAGCGCGTTAAAGCTGCAATGAAAAAGAACGGGCTTACCCGTGTAAATTCTCCCAAGCGCACGCCAAATCACCCAACCAAAAAGGGTGTTGTCATGGCGAAAGAGGGCGACAAGTATAAGTTGATTCGTTTTGGCGATGCAAATATGACGACTGCGGGCAATCGACAGGATGAGCGATCAAAAGCTCGTCGTGCATCTTTTCGCGCCCGTCATCGTGAAAATATCGAGCGAGGAAAACTTTCAGCTGCTTATTGGAGTTCACGTGAGTTGTGGTGACGAGATATACTGGTTACCAGCAATCCCGGAATGCCTTGGCCGCGCACCACAGCTACATTGAAATAAAATGCGAAAATTGTGGTAATGCGAGAATCGCCAGAAAGGATGTTGCGACTAAAACACTAAAGGATGGCAGAAGGCTTCTGTGTCATCCTTGCGCCATAAAACTCAGGCCAGTTACTTGGAAGAAAAAAGAAGAACATGAGCTTCTTCGCAATCAAGGCGCATATAAATCATATTGCAGGGCAAAAAGAAGAGTAAAAATAAATCATAATGGCGCATATTTCGGTATTGAGTTTAGATTTTCTTCGTATGAGCAGTTTCTTGAGGAGCTTGGTCCAAGGCCCGATGGCATGACGCTTGATCGAATTGATTCAACCGGTCATTACGAACCGGGCAATGTAAGATGGGCAACAATGAAAGAGCAGTCAAGAAACAGGAAAAGCAGTATATTCGTTAATTACAATGGGCAAAAAATGTGCATTAGCGAAGCCGCAAAGCTCTCAGGTGTCACAAGGGAAACAATTAAGGTCAGAATGAAAAAGGGCTATCCAGAATCAATGTTATTTTTGAAATGGAGAATTGATCTGGACCTCCCCGCCGACCTAAAAGTAGACTACGGAGTGTGACCTGCCGCTCTCGCCATGAAAAAGAAAACCAAGGCTGAAAAGAAAATTAGCAAAGTCATGCGTGAGTATGGCAAGGGCACACTGAAATCCAGCTCGGGCCAGAAAGTGAAGAGCCGCAAGCAAGCCATTGCAATTGCAATGTCTGAAGCGGGCATGACTCGCAAACCCAAAAAAGCTGCAAAGAAATGAAAAAGAAAACTGGACTATACGAGAATATTCGCCGAAAACGCGAGCGTATTGCTGCAGGTAGTGGCGAGAAAATGCGCAAGCCGGGCGATCCCGGTGCGCCAACTGCTGCTAATTTCCGTGCCGCCGCAAAAACCGCCAAGAAGCGCAAGTCGAAAAAGAAACGCTAGTATTTGTGAGTTAGGGGCCGTGCCCCGTGTCCGCAGAAAGTGGCCGTGCCTCGTTCTGCCTTGAGAGTGTGGACATAGGCCGTGCCTGTCCGCTCGCAAACTTTTGCGGTCGAACCGCAGCCAATTCCAATCATTCTCTTTTGAGGCAAAGCCATGCTTCTCGCAGGTGTTCCGCTGATCCCCGAACTGTTCCTGGGCTATCAGCAAGAAGAAGTGCAAGACCGTAACGCTCTTGTGACTTCTGGTCTTATGACCACCAACGCTGCCATCCAAGGTGAATTCCAGAAGGGCGGCAAAACCATTGATCTGCCTTTCTTCGGCGATCTCTCGGGCGACTCTGAGATCCTGAATGACACCACCGGTCTGACCCCTCAGACTCTGGCTGGTGGCGTGCAGATCGGTGTGCGCAACATGCGCGGCAAGAGCTGGAAGTCCTCTGATCTGGCCGCCGAACTGGCTGGTTCCGATCCGATGCAAGCCATTGCCCGTAGCACCGGTCGCTACTGGGTGCGTGACATGCAGAAGGTTCTGATCCAAGTGATCAAGGGCCTGTTTGCAACTGGCGGCCCCCTGGTCAGCTCCCATGCTGCTGGCGGCACCGGTACTGCCCTGACCCCTGATGCTCTGATCGACGCCATCGCCAAGCTCGGTGATGCCGGTGAAGAGCTGACCGGTGTGTTCATGCACTCCCGGACCTTCTACGCCCTGATGAAGCAGGATCTGATCGTTCCTGCCTCCACCACCTCCCAGCTCGATTCCCGCCTGTCGGCCGAGCGTCTGGAGAAGGGCACCTATCTGGGTCGCCCGGTGTTCGTTGATGACACCCTGCCTGTTGACACTGGTGCTGGCACCGGTGGTGGCGCTGGCAAGGATGTGCTCTCCACCTATTTCTTCGGCCCTGGCGCCTTCGCTTATGCGACTGCTCCTGCCAAGACCCCCCTGGAGACCGATCGCGATTCCCTGAAGGGCATCGACTTCCTGATCAACCGCACCCACTATCTGGTGCATCCGAACGGCATCAGCTGGACCGGTACTGCTGCTGGCAACTCGCCCAGCAACGCTGAACTGGCCACTGGCACCAACTGGACGAAGGTGTTCACGGACAACCGGAACATCCGCATCACCCAGCTCAAGGCTTACATCTGATCGGTGTAAGTTGTAAATGCCCCCTTCGGGGGGCTTCTTTTTTACCTAGGAGGTACTTGTCATGGGAATGGCTTCATTCCGCATTGCAGAACAAGAGCGCCAAGAGCGTGAAGCTCAAGCTGCTGCTCCTGCTGAATGTCCTATGCCCGAACCTGCTGCTGAGGAAGCCCCTAAAGCAGCTACGGTGACTGCAAAGGCTCGGACCACTTCTAAAGGCTGAGCTGTAACGGAGCGGGTCGATGGCCTTTGTATCAACACTTGGCGCTTCTGACGCCAACTCATTTTTGAGCGTTGCTCGGGCCACGACCCTTCTCGGTGAGCTTCCCGTGAGCGCGGGTATTACAGCTTGGCTCGCGCTCAATAGCACTCAGAAAGAGCAGACACTTGTTGCTGCAACGATGGCAGTCAATCCCTTGAAGTGGAAAGGGACTGTTGCCACGCAAGAGCAGTCTTTGTCTTGGCCGCGCCGCATGAAAGTTGACGGGCGCGTTTTGCCATATGACGAGCTGCCAATTGATTTTGAAATTGCCGTTGCCTACATGGCAGCGTTTCTTGGCAGTGGTGGTGGATATACAGCAGTTGCGGCGAACGACGGCGGTGCTTCGCTGCGCAGCACAAATCAATATGACGAAGTTGAACTTGGCAATGGCGCATTGCGCGTCAAGTTCAAGGGTGGCGACATCCCTCAGACGGGCATGGATTACATTCCGCCCTTTTCGATGGATATTCTGAGTCGCTACGCAATCGACTCAAGCTTTAATCAGCCTTATGTAACACGCGACAGTGTTGCAAAGCTTGATCCGTACTACGGAAATTCCGCGTTCCGCCCAAATCGTATTCGTGTTGTGGGCAGTCAAATTTATCCTTCCTATGGTGGGTGGGCGAGCAACCCACTCTGATGAGCCATGGCGCTGGTCGATGACATTTTCGGTTCAATCCCGGCGCCACTGATCAATCAGTTCGGTATCAATGCCACCTACAAGAAGCTATCTGAATCCCAGACCTATAACCCAGAAACCGGGATTGTCTCGCGCTCCTCACAAGACATTTCGGTCAAGATTTTTATTTATACGCCTGGCAGGGCGGATTTAGGAGGGGCGCCTTACGAAAATACTGGCGTCAAGATTCTCGTCTCAACTCAAGAACTTGGCTCTTATTATCCGCAAAAAGGCGATTCCATTAGCTACCTAGAAAATGGTGCAACAAGGACTGCAATTATTACCGGCATTGAGTCAAGCAGGGGCGACAATCCTATACTTCATATGATCGTTGCGAGGCTGAGCTGATATGGCAAGAAGAGCCGGGCGAATCAGTTCAACTCAAGCCGCAAAGTTTCGTGCTCAGGCGGAAAAAAGCATTGCAGGCCAAATCAAAAGGGACATTGACAGAAAGGTCGCTCGCGGAGTGCAAGAGTTTGCCGTGAAGTCAATGAATAGTCTTGCTCAGGCAGGCCCTGCTTGGACAGGCGAATTTTCTGCGTCTTGGGGATTCGCCCCAGAGGGCGTTCAACCGCAGACGCCAGGAATTACAGGAAGGGTTTACAAGTACACAAAATATGATGTACCTATTCGATATGTAGAGAATCTAATAAAAAATGGAGTCGCAAGATTTAGTATCTCAAACACTTCGCCCCATGCTTCGATTGCAATCGACGAAAGTACGGGAGTGTTTGAGCGATCTGGCGTGCCAATAAAAATAGATGACTGGGAGTTTGGCGATGCAGATCCACGCCCTGGCCTGAGATATGACATTGGCAATTCTGTCGATCAGGATGACCCAGACGCAAACTCTAGTAGAACTGCTCCACCGGACTGGTACGCAAATTACTTACTCGGTGGCGCATTCCAGAAAGACCTAAGTGTTGGATTTTCTTTTGGCTTTGAGGAGCGATGACAATGAACTACCAATCAATCCGCGCAAAGCTTGAAGGCCCGCTCCTTACCGCTTACAACAATCAGGCGCCTGCTGTTCCTGTTTATTTTGACAATATCACTTTTGTTCCGCCCGATCCTCCAAAAGAGTATGTGCGCGTAAATGTTACATTCGGCATGATGTCAGAATGCGCGCTTACGAATGAACTTGATTTTGCTCGGGGCGCAATTATTATTCGCTGCTTTGCCGCAAAAAGCAATGGTCCTGCCAGGTGTCAGCAGCTTGTAGCACTTGCAAAGCAAGTCATAGACACAATAAATTCTACGCCAAAAACAGCAAACACGACATACGTTCGCGTCAAGGATATTACCGGACCTTTGTTTAGTTCGATGGAAGATAATCCACACTTTGTTGGCAAAATAGAAGCTGGTTGGCAAGCAACAGTGAAGTAGTCGCTACGCTGCTCTTAGCCGGGCAGTGCCCGCTAAAGCCACTACCCCCTGTTTGTCATGGCAACCGTTCTGTCCGGTATTTCCGGGGCTTTCTACTACAAGCCCGCAGGCACCCTCGCTACTTTCGGCGAGCTTGATGTAAATGCTGCCAACAACACCATTTACGTTGGTACTTACATGGGCTTCCGCGTTGGCGATCCCATCAAGTTTGATATTGTCAATTCCACCACTGGTGGCACTGGCACTGGCACCCTGCCGTCTTCGCTGGTTGGCGCCAATACCTATTACGTGCTGACCTACTCGCAGACCACCGGTCTGATGACGATTTCTTCGACATCCGGTGGCACTGCTGAAGACATTACCAACGATGGCACCGTTACTTCGCCCAACAAGTTCCGCGTTCAGTACGCCGATTTTGGTGCCGTTGCGGAAGTCCGCGACTGGAGCATTGAGATTTCTCGCGCAGAAATCGACGTGACAACCATCGGTCAAACCCAGACCGAGTACGTGCCCTTCCGTTCCTACATCTCCGGTTTTGGTGATGCAAACGGTAGCGCCACTGTTTACATGACCGACGAGGACAACTCGTTTGCCAACCGCATCATTGCTGACGTTCTTCGTCGCAAGCAGGTTGGCGCCACCATGAAGCTCTACATCGACCGTGTGGAGAATGCTGGTGTGGTTGACGACACGAAGAGCCGTTCGATCCAGACGGAAGTTACCCTGACCTCCGCCTCCTTCAACGTGAACCCCGACGATGCTCAAAGCATCGCGATCAACTTCCGTCCGTCCGCTGCTGTGAGCCTCGATCTTGTTACCACCTGATCGCTGCTTAGATTTCTCTGCCCCGCTTCGGCGGGGCTTTTCTTTTACCTGGAGTCACTGCAATGCCAACCTCTGTTACTCATGGAACACTGCCTGATGGAAGCATTCTTGAAATTGGCTCTACCGATGATGGAAGGCTTGAGGTAGATGCCGATTTTTCGGATTCTTCTGTTGATTCCTTTGGGCGCCTTCGCACCTCAACTCCTTTTACGTTATTTGATTCAAGCCATCGCTTTTCCGACAACGGCTACTGGGCGACTTCAACAGCTACCAGTGGCTCAGCAACCTTTAACTCAAATCAAGGGCTTATTGATCTTGCTGTAACAGCAGCCTCTGGATCTGAGGTAATTCGTGAAACAAAGCGCGTCTTTGCCTATCAGCCAGGCAAGTCGCTTTTGATGATGAATACGTTTGTTTTTGCTTCCGCGAAAGCAAATCTTCGCCAACGAGTTGGATATTTTGGGGCGCAGAATGGAATCTATCTTGAGCAGGATGGCACGACTGTAAACCTTGTCCTTCGCTCAATTGTTTCTGGCTCTGTTGTAAATACAGCTATTCCGCAAGCCAATTGGAACGGCGAAGACAAACTTGATGGCACTGGCCTCTCCAAGATCACGCTTGATCTTTCTAAGGCGCAGATTTTCTGGATTGATCTTGAATGGCTTGGCGTTGGTACTGTTCGTGCTGGTTTTGTAATTAACGGTCAATTTGTTCACTGCCATTCTTTCCATCACGCCAACCTAATTTCTTCTACATATATAACG